GCAGTATTTATATACTGCATACTATTAAATTTTCTTGAATAAAACTATGAGCTTCGCGCTCAAGTTTTGTTCGTCTTTCTTTATTGATTCAATGTCTTATTATTTACACATTCACTGTTTCATAATGTGTACGTTTATAAGATATAATCGTAATTGAAATTCGAAATTATTCAAGATTTTAATTTTTCTGCTAGATAGCGAGATTCGAATATTCTCGCGCTTACTGATGGTAGTACAACCATCAGCGTTTCTTTATGGTTAATTTGTTCGCAAATCAAAATAACCGCTCTGGGTCTTTAGACCCTTTTTGGGGAATGTTGTTCCCCTTTTGAGAGCTTTAGCTCTCATTTTGAGAGCTTTGCTCTCATTTATTTATTAATGAATTCATATTGAATTCATCGGAGACTTTGGTGTCTCATTTAGGTGCTAACGCACCAATTCCAGTTAATTGGAATTTAAAAATAAATTTAACTTAGTTGAGTCTAATCCTCTCTCTGTGTCATATGCAGCCATCATTTGACTTTCCCTCTTACTACTTAAAATATGATGACAACTTACCAGAATATCGATAACGGCCGGGTGAAAGCTTCAAACTTACCGGCCCCCCCCCAATCTTCCCAGTGCGCAGTACGAGTTAAACAAGGCGGCACGAAAGCTATTAAGAGATTAAGCAATAAGTTCATATCTAAATTTGGGTGGGATGTTCCTTTAGAAGAAGGAGAATTCCCCACCATAGCATATGATAATGGTATTGAATGTCGGATGTCAAAATCTGACAGAGAACGTTTACGTCTTGGTGAACAACGACGTAAAGATCTGCAAGATGCAGAAGATGAGAAGCGATCTTGGTTACCCAAGATTTCTGTCAAGTCTAAATCTAAATCTAAAGGTAAGAATAAATCTAAAGTTTATTTGGCACAATCTTTAGTTACTGATGAATTACTTGCTGATGTTGGTCGCAACACTAGTAAGGTTCATAATTGGTTGTATGGTGGAAACCATACAGGTCAATCTTTTTTGGAACATTATGTAAAAATTCCCGGTTCCATTACTCATCACGTTTCCCTCTTAGAGGATGTTTGTATCTTAGGTCATGGTCTACTTTTAAGTAGAAATATGGCTGATAGATACGTTTCGATAGTCACGTTTTGTAAATTGCGTGGCTCTCGATTAGGCTTTACTTCAGCTCTTTGCTGTGTAGCTTCTGATTTATTTAGATCTACATTGCAGAGTAGTGAAGGTTGTTCATCTAGCCTTGATAAAACTTACAATTCTATCAAGGATCACGTTATGCAAAATGTTGATTATCGTGCTCAAGATGAAGAATTCGATAATGTTTTTGCTGAAGCAAGAACTTATATTGGATTGTATGATAAATTAAAAGAAACTCCCATATATAAAAAATTGTATAAATTTTTACTTTATGTATTATCTTTAGGTATGTTAGATGGTATTAATATCAAATTCGATAGTTTGAATTTTTCGAAATTTGAGGCTGAAGCCATTAAAAGATCACATAAACCTGGTTTTGACATGTTTCATTGCATGTTAGATACTATATGTTTTATTTGTGATAGAGGACTTCAGTATTTTAAAACTGGATCTATTAGTACAATTTTCCATTCTGGTAGTAGTTATGAAAAATGGATTTCTGAATCTAATAGAGTATTACGAGAAGCTAAATTTATGTCTAATCCTGAGCCTCATGGCATAAATAAATTCAAATTTCTTAGTGATCTTAAGGATTTAATTGAAAAAGGTAAAGGTATTGTTAAATTTACCTCTGGTTTGGATAAATTTGAAAAGATGACTTTGCAACGTATTTTGTGTGATTTGCAAATGGTGGAAAGTAATGAACTTACTAAGAAATCTGCTCAAATGCCTCGTAAAGATCCATTTGCAGTTTTGATTCATGGTTGTTCTAGTATTTGTAAATCTCAGTTGAAACAAATATTGTTTTACCACTATGGTAAGGTTTTTGGATTACCAACCACTGCTGATTATATGTATACTCGCTGTCCTACAGACGAGTATTGGTCAGGTTTTAACTCTACACAATGGTGTATAGTTATGGATGATATAGCGTTTTTAAAACCAAATGGTGAAGTGGATCCTACCTTGAAAGAAATGTTGCAAGTTAAGAATTCGGTACCTTATGTTCCTCCTCAGGCTGCTCTGGAGGATAAAGGACGTACACCTATTCGTCCTGAACTTCTTATTGGTACTACTAATACCAAACATTTAAACTTGCATGCTTATTTTGCCTGTCCTTTTGCCGTTGCTCGCCGTATGAGTTATATCATTACAGCACGGGTTAAGGCAGAATATTCTAAGCATGGAGTTATGGCTGATTCTTCAAAGATTCCACCTACTCCAGAGGGTGAATACATGAATATTTGGGATTTCGAAGTTAGTATTCCAGTTCCGCATTCTCATGATTGCATTGATGATCAACAATCTAAATATGTTGTTGTCAAGCGCTTTATTGACATCAATGATTTACTTTCATGGTTTATTCATGTTGCAAAAGATCATGAAGTTTCTCAGTTGAAGGCATTGAATGCTGATCATACTATGATGAATGTGCAGTTGTGTTCTGTGTGTTTACGTGCAGAATACGCCTGCATTTGTGCACCTTATGAAACACAATCTGATGATATTAGTGATCAGAGTTCTTCTGAAGAGACTAATGAACGAAATATTGTCGATGAATTACAACTTGATGATTTTTCTTCATTTTTTAAATACAAACTATGGTTTGTATCTAAAGTTTTATCTCATGATACTAATGATATTGAACTAGATGTGGACATGGATATTAAGTATGCATATGGCATAGGTATTGCTGCTATGTATTACTTATTAGTATCTTTCCAACTACTACTCTCTAATTTTTATTCTTTTTTAATTATGCAGAGTTTTGTATTTGGTAGTTATGCTTTCTTCCGATATTTTTGGATTATTTTGGCATATTGTTTTCAATTTAAATTTGGATCATTTTGGAAATTGCGTGTAGCACATTATGTGTGTGGTACCACAACTGAATCTACTAGATTAATTTTTCGATTAGCTGGAAATTCAGTTCGTAGAAATTTGTATTCAGATCGTAGGCTACAAATGGTTTTACTATTTTTGTCTAATGCGGCAGTTGTTGCAGCTTTGTACAAATTGTATCTGAATATGTTTGGTATGAAAGCCCAAATGTCTGTTGGAAATGTTCCTGTAGCAAAGGAAGAAGAAAAACCACAATTTTATTATCATAACCCGTATAAGAATACGGGTGTTGAGATTTCAGGTCAATCAAAGTGTGCTCAAGGAGACATACTTCTCAAGAAATTGAAACGTAATACTGTTCGAATGAATTTTAGATTTCTTGGATTAGAAGGTAAAGTTCATTCTACTACGGGTGTCAATATTAAGGGCAATATTTGGATGTTTAATAAGCATGCTTTGAAGGGTGATATTGGTACAGTTGATCTCATTTTTGAGGATATTTCACAAAATGTTTCGCGCAACTGTTTAAATATTACATTTGGTCCTTCAGAGTTACAAATTTTACCCTATTCTGATTTAGCTTTTATAGAAATTAGAGCTGTTCCACCAGGAGTCAACCTTGTACCATACTTTCCGAAAGATAAGGTGATTGAAGGGAGATATGGTGGTTTTTATACACTTAAATCTAGAGCTGGTGATGAATCTCAAGTTCAGATAAATAATATCCATACTGGTAAATGTCCGGTTTTTGGTGTTCCAGGATATCATGGTTTTGTTGGTCAAGATACTCAAAATGGAGATTGTGGATCTATATGTTTAGCTAATGTAGGTGATTCTCAAGTTTTATTGGGATCTCATACTTGTGGAAAACCAGGTCGAGTCTTTTTCCAACATATATCGCAAGAGATGTTGCGTGGTATTTTGGGTAAGTATGAACCGCAAGTTGATTGTGGAATACCAAATATTAGTGCTCCGGGATATGAAAGAACATTAGTAGATGTTCATCCAAAATCTGCGTTACGCTTTTTAGATAAAGGTAACGTCAATGTAATTGGTAGTTTTTCTGGTTATCGACCGAAACATAAATCTAAGGTTACGCGTACTCTTTTACATAAAGAAGTCGTTAAAGATGGTTATAATGATTCTTATGGAGCTCCTGATATGTCTTGGAAACCATGGCATTTGGCCATAAAAGATATGACTGCCCATACTCACACTCATCATAATTCTAAATTAAGGGAGTGTGAGGATGCTTTCTTTAATGATTTAATGTCAACTTTAGGAGATAAGATTAAAGATTTAGAGGTTTATACGCAAGACGTAGCCCTTAATGGTGTTGATGGTATCGCCTTTATAGATCGTATTAATTGTTCTACTAGTGCTGGTAATCCTTTTAAAAAATCGAAGAAATTTTTTATGGATATTTCATCAACTGGTAATATTGAATCTTTAGATGATGTGATCGTTGATCGCATCAAAGAAATCGAGACAGTTTATAGTCGTGGGGAGAGATTTCATCCACAATTTTGTGGGCATTTAAAGGATGAAGCTACACCATTGAAGAAAGTTGCTGCTGGTAAAACTAGAGTTTTTACTGGTGGTGAATTTGCTTGGATGATTGTTGTTCGTCGTTTTTATTTATCCCATATTCGTCTTATTCAAAATAATCCTTTTGCTTTCGAAGCAATGCCAGGCATTGTTGCGCAATCAAAGGAGTGGAATGAACTTTATGTTTATTTGACACAGTTTGGAAAAGATCGTATTATTGCTGGAGATTATGGTAAATTTGATAAGAAAATGGCTGCATC